GGTTACCCGTTACCGATAACGTCAAGAGATTCCTTGCCGGGGGTGGCAGGCAGACTTTGCCTATCTGTTGCTTTTTGACCAGTTTGGTCAATTTTACTCATAATCGCTTTTGCTTCCGATAGCCCGTTAACCACGCCGCGCTCATAGTTAAGCCATGCCATTTTCTTCACCCTGTATTCATCCGGAAATTCCCGCCTGCTGTTCAGGTCTCTTTCTGTCTCGTCCAATGCTTTTCGGTAATAGCCTAGCAACCTTGCAATCCGCTTCTGTGCTTGTTCAATGTTCATGCGATCACGTAAAAGACCCGCTTGTTTTTCTTTAACAGCTTTGGCGTCTTAATGACTCCCCTGCTAATCTGCATCTCTATCGCGTGCAACGTTGTGTTGCGCTTGATTGCCTCGTCCAGTTTCCAGCCTTTGTAGGTGTTGAGTATGACTGGCTCGCGTTGCTGGCTAATTGCGCTCATGCTTCCTCGTTGGTTTGCCGATTGGTTTCCATTGGTGACACGCTTCCCACTTGGGATTGACCTCCATGTATTTCGCTAGGCAAAAGCCTTCCTGCCTTTTGATGTCACAACTTTGGCAGTTGCCGCATGTCTTTTTATCGGCGCTCATTTGCATCCCCTCCCTGCCTGAAATGCTGACCATGCGATCATTTCATGTTCCGGACTCGCAAGGCATGGATTGGTTCGTGTGAGTTCATCCCACCAAATCCGGAAATGTTTCCGCAGGCTGATGACTCGGTTGATTTTGGATTCCTCTTTTCTGGTTAGTTTCATGCTAGTATTCGATTGGTGATTCACATACGAAAGAGCAATGCCTAGGGATAAATCTAAGGTCTACGATTCCAATGTCACCGTCTCTTTGCTTTGCGATGATGAGTTTTGCGTTTTCCCCTTTCGGGTCTTTCTCTGTTTTCGTTCTATGAAGTAAACCTATCAAGTCTCCGTCTCGTTCTATTTGTGCCGAGTCTGCCAAATCCGAAAGCCTTGGAAGCCTGCCCTTTTCGTTGCCCTTGTCTGGCTCTCTGTTTAGCTGGGCAAGCGTTAGTATTGCGACTCCAAGCGAATCGGCTAACCCTTTGACCGACTGGCTCACTGAGCCTACCTCGTAGGTTCTTTTTTCGTGCGTGCTCTTGGATTTGATCTTCTGTAGGTAATCAATCACGACGAGTTTGACCCCGTAAAGTTTCACCAGCCGCTTTACATCGGCCTCAATTTGATCGATCGACATGCCTGACACTCCGTTTACGAAGTAGAGTGGTGATTTTGCCGTCAAAGCGTTGAAGGCCGCAATCGCCTTGAAGTCTCCATTGGTTAGCTTTCCTGACCGCAACGCCTGGCTGTCCAGCTTTGCCCAAGAAGCGCAAAGCCTTCTGAGCAATGCCTTTTCTGGCATTTCAAGGGTTACAATCGCGGTCGGCACGCCATCGCGCAAGCACGCCTGCTCAACAATCGAACAGGCAATTGCCGTTTTCCCTGCGCTTGGTCTGGCTCCGATTATGGACATTTCGCCCAGTTGCAGCCCATTTGTGATTGCATCCAACCCGTAAAGTCCGGTGCCGATTCCGGAAAGCTGGCCCTGCAGCTTGAACCTGGTTTCAATGTCGTTTGTCATCCTCCTGACGGCCTCCTTTGGTTCAACAATCCTTGAAACGTGGCCAATGCCTGTCCGGATACTTGCAATGGATGCCTCGAAATCGCTCAGAATTGCCTCATGGCTCGCGTTTGTTGCCTTTGCCTTGGATTGATACTCAAAGCACGCTTTAACGATTCTGCGAAGGGTTGCCTTTTCCTTCAGGATTTCGAGCCAGTAGTTGACGTTTTCTGGGCTCGGTGCCGCTTCTATCAATTCAGAAATGTAGCCAACTCCACCAATTCGCTCCGCCTTGCCTTCGTCCTTTAGGGTTTGAAATAGCGTCAGGCTGTCAACCGGGCGCTGATTTTCGATCATTCCGCAAATCGCATTAAAAATGTCTGCATTGCGGTTGTCGTAGAAATCCGAGTCGGATGCCGACTTGGCTTGGCAAGCCTCCATTGCGTCAACTGGCGATTGGATTAGGCAACCCAAGACTCCAGCCTCTGCTTCTGGCGAGTTTGGTGGGATGTCGCTCACAGGCAGTCAAAAATTGAAATCTTGTCGGAGTCGGGTGTCGCTTTGGGCTCAACCTTTTCCTTGGACTGATAGATTCCGACCCATCCGGAAGCGATTGAGTTTTCAACGGCTGACGGGAAGGTTTCAGCGGAAAACTCGTTCGACCACTTTGTCAGAGCCATCTTTAAGCCTGTCGGCTTGTAGGATTGCCGTTTTTCAGCTTTATGCGCTAACCACAGCTTCACGGCGTTAAGGCATTGGTCCGTCCGAAGTCTTTCAGGTAACTCAAGTCCGAAGCCAACAATCCAAGGCGAAGCCGTTGTGTTTGTCTTCTCTTCTCTATCTATTCTATCTTCTCTATCGGTTACCCGGTAGGATACCGGTCGGATAACCGGTCGGTTTCCTGCCGGTTTCAAAACTGTCGGCCTGCCCCCTTTTTTGCCGTTTTCCCAAGCGGAAATCAGGCTCGCGTTGGACATTGCCCAGTCGTGAACTATCACGGTTTCGCCGTCCTTTTCGATGAAGGTTTGCAGCATTGCATCCCACAGGGTTTTCCCGTCGCCATCCCACCGGCAAACCGACGCCAAAACGTCCGGTATCCAGCCGGTAAACCGGTCGGTTTTTCTCTGCTGGCAATGTGCCCAAAGTCGGATCACGCAAAGTGGAGCGGTTTCGGTCCCTAGCAGGCGGACTAGCATTCTTGTTTTCCAGTGGTCCAAAAAGTCCGGTTCCACGATCATAATGCGTTCTGTTTTCTGTGCGTTTCCCGAACAATGCATGGGACGGTTGCCTTCCAATCGATTGAGTGGTGAATCCTCGGGTTTTTGCTTCTCATCATTGAAACCTTAACGCTGCCCGGCATCATCATTACGGTGGTGAAGGCTTTGCAGTATGTCCCAAATCTTAGATACATTTCGGTGATTCCGCTCGATTGAGATTGCGTGTCTTTTTGGTCAAGTTGTAGCCCTGTAAACGTCAAGAAGATGCCTCCCCTACTGCCGATTGTTGTGAACGTGTTTACATCCTCATTCATAGCGCCAACGAATCGAAATTGGCGCTCGGTTGAGCAAAAGAAAGAGTTCATGCACTTCCGTTTTAATTTGATTCCAGAAAACCCGCCGATGTGGTCTCCGCCTTGCCCGAATGCGATGGAAGTAATGTTCGTTGCCTTGTGGTATCTCAAGATAGTTGCAAAGACGGCGTTAATATTGGTGATTTTCCTCGCTCCGCTCTCAAAGCGATAGCCAAAGTAGTAATAATCATCATCTAGCTGCAAAAAGTGCGTTACGCCAATTGCTTTCGCTATATTAAAGCAGGCGTTGCGAGCCATTAGGATCGTCCGCCTCTCGTCGAAGTTGTTTCCCTCGTCGCAGGCGTCAGCAACATCTTTTTTTCGGAACACAATCACGCGCTCGCGCCCAAAGTTGGCAATGTATCTGTCAACCGCCTTGTCCTCGTCATCCACAATAAAGAACAGCTTTCCTGTATATCCGCACTTTTGGAGCGTCTTAAACGTGATGACGTTATCCGGCCTCCCGTGCGTCAGGATGAAGACGGCAAACGTATCAGGAAGCTTTTTCATCTGCGTATTCCTCCAAAAACTGGGTTTTGATTTCGTCGCAAAGCCTCACAAAACCGCTTTCGATTGCTGCGTCAAAATCAATAATGACAAGCGCCGATCTTTCCATGAGCCGCTGCATTTCTGGCGATGCGCAGGCGTAGTAGTCGGCGGCCATCTCGTAATTAAAAACCGTGTGGCGATGGGCTGCGGCGCGAAGATAAGCCTTTTCTGTTTCGGGCAGTCCAGACTCTTCAATCTCGATGAGTAGAGCCTTCGTTTTTCCGTCATTGCAAAGCGTCCTGATGTCTGGCGCTGGTTTTTTCGGTTCGTAAATCGGAGCCTCAATCTTTGCAGAATATTTTTTCGGCTCGTCGGATTCGGAGCCAAACATTGTGAACTGTTTCACGGAAGCAACCTCCTTCCAGACTCTGACACCTCGAATGTGCGCCACGTTTTTCCTGGCGCCTTGGCTAGATTAGCAAGGCCGATTGTCTCAAATGTTTTTTGAACCGGACGCCACGACTGAATTGCCGGATCAAACCATTCGTTCTTGAAATAGGTGGAAAACCTGCACGACCCATGCCTGCGTTTTTGGAAAGATTTCATCGGATTAAGAAACAAAAACCCCACCGCAAACAGGGGTGAGAACTCACGGCAAGCGGTCCGCGACGTATCCCTGTAAGGGTGGGGAAAAGTTGATGTTTCATCGCTTGTTGTAGTTAGCCCCGCTAGGTTCTCACGCCTTGCGCTGCTGGGGCCAGTATTGACAGTTAACGCTAACGGTCAACCTGTTTTTGGGATTTATGCCTCTGAATAACCTCGGCAGCGTTGTGCCATGCGTTTCTATGGATTGCCATTCGCTCCTCTAGGTAGTCCTGCGAACACCACGACTCCATGCTTTCGCGCGCAAGCTCATCATCTCCACCAAAATCGCGGTCAACGGATCTCCGAATTGCGATAAGGTCGTGAGGCATTGGATTCCGAAATAGCCCCACCAATGCCGATTCCAGCTCCCGTTCCAATGCCCGCAACCGAATGCACTCGTTTGCCAGCCTCCGCAGGCAATGGCGCCATCCGTCACCTTGTCCTGGCTGGTCAATCAACTTTGCCGGAGCACTCCACTCCATGGCGTCTTGGATGTCTTTTTCAAGCTGTGTCATTGGTTTTCACCTTTCACTTGCCTAGCCTCTCTCTTGCCTGCCACGCGAATGACGCGGCCCGCTTTGCGCGATGCCATATTCCGTAGTCTTCGACTTCACGTCTGGCTTTAGACAGTTTATATTCCAGACCCGGGATTGTAGTTTCAACAAGCTGGCAATGTCTTGCTTCACTTATTGGTCTCTTCCCAAACTGCTCCTCAAACCAAGCCTCAAAGTCCGATTTCATGCGTTTGCTTTTTTGTGTCATATCAAAATAACTCCCTAATCCGTTGGTCCGTGTTCATCCGGCGCACGTAGTCGTCATGCTCCTGTCGTGCAATTTCCAGTTCTTCGTTGGTTGCTTCATCCAACCCGCAGAGGATTCCGAGCCGCTCAAAGTAGCGGTATCTGGCCTCGGCTTTGATTTCTTCGGCGGTCATAAGTCTGCGATTTCATCGGACTCAATGAGTGACCCAAAAAGCGGCATTTCCTCAACCGCATGACCCTTGGCAGCGTGTTCGCAGTTGGCGACGGCTTGGCGGAAGTAAGCGTTCTTGAGTTCAAAACCAATTGCCTTTCGACCATTGATAATTGCCCCGTAAGCCTCGGAACCAACGCCCATGAATGGGGTCAGCACTGTTTCACCAGGGTTTGATCGAAGGACAACAATCCTTTCGATTACATCCAATTGCAACGGGTGGACGTGCTTTTCATCGTCCGGATCTTTGCAGTCCTTGAACGGCAAGACGCGCTCAAGCCTAATGTCATCCCAAAAAGCGGATGCGTATTGCCTCCAAATCCAATGCGAAAAGCGGTTTTCCGTCTGCTTCCCTGTGTAGCCTTTGTATGTCAGAAGCTCATGAGGGATTTGCCTTTCACCTGCGTAGGAATGGAGGCCGGTTGGGTGGGTGACCGGCGTTTGGTTTTCTCCGTTACGCCTGAAAAGCATCACGTAGTCAGCATGGGCAAGGTCGCACAGGCTTGAATCCTCCACGATTGTCTTATGTGCCAGCCCCTTTGCCATTGTGCGAAGCCGAACTCCAAGCGGTTCCTTCCAAATGGCGTGCCGGCCCATGAACCTAAAGCCTCGCTTTTCGTGCTGCCTTACAGTTTCGCCCGGCATGTCTATAGCATGCCCGCCAGCGTTGCAGGTTGTCGGGATGTCTGTAACATGGACCGCTGTTATTCTGCCCGGTTTTGTAAGCCTAGAAACCTCATCGATCACGTAGCCGTAATGCTCCCAAAACTCGTCACTATCAACGCAGTTGCTCAAATCGCGTTCGTCTGAGCTGTAATTGTAGAGCCCAGCAAATGGCGGAGAATATACAGAAAGGTCAACGCACTTGTCCGGCAACTTTGCCATTCCTTCAATACAGTCTCCATTATACAACGCGTAGTTGTTCGTGATGATTTCTTTTGCGGTGTCACTCATAGCCATTGTGGGATTGTGATTTTCGTTTCATGCATTTGAGATTTGTTGAGCCTCAATTCGTTGTTCATTAGATCGACAAGTGTCGCAAACATTTGCTCAGCGGCAGCGGATTTCCTCTGCAAATTGGCCAAAACCCCTGCGTTTCCGTCCGATGTTATTAGGTCAACCGTGACCGGAGACTTCTGGCCAAAGCGCCAAGACCTACGCACGCTTTGATAGTATTGCTCAAAAGAGTGTGACGGAAAAAAGGTCTGATGGGCGCAGTGTTGAAGGTTAAGGCCAAATCCTAGAACGGTTGGCTTGCTTATTAGAACCCGCTTTGATTCCGGACCTGATATAAACCATTCGATTTTCTCCTCCTTTTCATCGTCCGAATCGCGTCCGCTGATTTGCTGCGATTGAGGAATCATCTTCTCTAGTTCATCCCCTTCGCAGTTAAGATGGCACCACGCAATAGAATGGTCAGAAGTTGCTCCAATTAACTCCGCAGCCTTTCCGCATCTGTCCTGAAGTGTGCGCCTGTTTTCTGCCCGCTCTTCCTGCAAACCGAATGAAGGGAGCGCAAAAAGCATCCCCTCAGGCTTGCTCTCTGACCTGATGACGTGCTCTTGTGTTTTCAGCGGTGGCAATACAAGTGTCCCGTCATTAAAACCAATGTCAGACGGCTTTCTGACAGCCCTTGCCCATGAGCAAACCCATCGCCAGAAGTCGCGCTCGGCATGACCTCGGAACCTCCACTTGCCGCCCTCTCCGCCGTGAACAATGAAACGCCTTGCCCCTTTTCCATTGTTTCCACCTCTTGCGAATGTATTGGAGTCATTCTTGAAAAACTTTTTGAGCATTTCCAAGTATGGCAAGTGACCCAGGGCCTCCGAGCTTGTGCCAAGCTCAACGTAATCATTTGGCGCGGCAGTTGCCGTGCAAAGCAATCGGTAAGGCTGCTTTGCCATAAACCGCGTGACGTGCTCCTTTGTTGATCCGTCAAAGTTTTTCAAGATTGAGGACTCATCACACACTGTCCCGTCAAAGTCCGATGCGTTGAAATAGTGCAACCGTTCATAGTTCGTGATGACAACCCTTGCCTTGTTGCCGTGGTTTCCGTCCCTGCAATGGAAAGCCTCAATCCCAAACTTGGCCGCCTCCTTTGCCGACTGAGCGCCAACGGCAAGCGGTGTTAAAACTAAAACCGGCCGATTGGTTTTTCTGACCACGTTTTCGGCAAATGCAAGTTGCATGAGCGTCTTGCCCATTCCGCAATCGGCGAAGATTGCAGCGCGTCCCTTGCGGACCGCCCAATCGATCAATGCCCGCTGAAAATCAAAAGAGGCATCTGGGAAAAAAGACGGAGCAAAGCCGAAGTCTCCGTCCAATTGTGTTTTTCGATGTATAAAGTCCGCGTAGTTCATGCTTTTGCGTTGGTTGTCTTTTACTTGGTCAAACTGTGAAACTTCCTCGCGTAACCGTCCGTTGCCTTCTTTTTGAACCCATTCGGGCCACCGTTCCAGATCCTGGCCATATCTTCGGGCCTTGGCCGCCTTCCTAGGCGCTTTTCCGTGGCGTAGTGGGTGAGATATGCGGCGCACACTTCGGACGCCTCCACGCGGTTCGTCATGCGTTGCCACTCGTAACGCTTTCCGGTGATCCGGTTCACGTCCGCGATGACTTCGCGGTGGATTTGAAGCGGGCCGATGGCTTTTCCGCCGTCGCCGATTGCAAGGTCGTTTCCGCTGCTTTCAATGGCGATCAGCGCGGCGATTATGTTGGTCAGGTTCATGCGGTGGTGTCGCTCAGCGTATTGATCGGCGAATGGCTCGGATCTGCTGCCAAATCTGGCCAAGGGCCGTCAATGATCGAGCCACAGTGCAGACAAATGAAATCTTTGATGTCCCGCTCGAAGATTATCCCCAAGCATGTCGAGCATTCCACGCTCAGCTTACCATTTGCCGAACCACTTGGGGAAGCAAACAAGTCTCCGCGTTGATGCCTTGTCTTTGTTTTCATGCTACCGTTCCCATGCCGTCGCGGTTGGTTTTCCGCCTTGTGATTGCACCCACGGGACAAGTTTTGTCGTGAAGCAGTCCGGGCATATATCTATGGAGATTTCCTCGCCTCTTCCGGTGATTGGGAATGCCGAGCCTGTTTTCAGTTTCACATCTACCTCCAATGCATCAAACTGATCACGCTTCCACCCGGTAATCGTTGTGCTTCCGCACAGGTCGCACTTCGTCTCAACCAGTACCTTATACTTGCATGCCGGCTTTGTTCTTTCTTTGTATGTTTTCATGCTTTGACGTTTCCTTTCGTTGACTTGTTCCGAAACCATACCGATTCCGGCACTGTTGCAAATACCCCAAGCTGGGGATGCGTTACGCCGTCACTTCCTCCACCCGGCAGACTCGTTTTTTCTCTCCTGCCCGTTTGACCCAATCGTGGATCTGGATTCTGCCTCCGGCTGAAATCCAAGCGCGTGCCCTAGGTTCGGCCAAGATTTTCTTCCTGCGGGCCGCTAAGTTGCCGCCACCTGTGACTTGGATGGCGATGATTCCGCCCGTATTAGACGCCGCTATCAGGTCAGCAAAGCCGAGGAAGTCGCGTTTGATGAACGTGTGCGGGATAGTTTGCTCCACGATTCCGACCACAAACCCAAGCGCCTCCATGGATTTGCGGGTTGCGTTTGTTGCCGCGAAAGGCTTTTTGCGCTTTGGTTTCATTGGGTTGCTAGAACGGAATATCCGATCCGTCAACGTCCGGAGCCTTCTTTGCAACTGCCTCCTGCGTTCCCGTTTCCAGAAGCTCAATCCGGCCGACAAGGCGAGGGTTGGCGTAGGTTTTGCCGTCGCGCTCGGACGTGTAGGCGTCAACCTCTCCGACGAAGGTAATCATCGTCCCTGGCCGCAACTTGTGGACAAGCTCGCCCATGTCTTTTTGGTAGCTCCGCACTGCTACCCGTTGAGTGTATGTCTTCCCGTTTCCCAACGTGCGCGGCGAAAACTCAACAAAAACGCCAAGGAATTGCTTACCTCCTTCCGGTGTTTCGATGGATGCCTGTTTGACTTTGCCGACCCCGTAACCTTGTAACTTGTTCATATGTTATTTGCTTTTAATTAGACCAGTGAAATTTGCGGGAGAATACGACGGTGATTTCATCACCTTGTTATCAGACCGGCGACGGACCACGAAACAGCGGTCGTTCGTGGTGTTCAGATTCTCAAACTTGAAGTTTTGGCTGAAGGTTCCGGAGTAGCCTCCAAGGTGTTTCTTGAAAACGCCTGCGCTTGCGGCGTCAACTTCGTCCTCGGTCCATCCCTTCGTCATGTTGGACCGATGAACCTCATCGAAGCAGGCTTTGAGGGATGACGCTGATATTCCGGAAGCTACAGCCGCGCCCAAGACCACGTAAAGCAGGTCACAGATTGCGTCCGTGTAAGCCTCCACGGTCAACGCGGTTGTCAGTTCAATGGCTTCCTCGCGGATACGCTCGGCTCGGGCAAATGAAACGGCGGTTTCAGGAACCGACACGTTTTCAGGCGTTGGTTCAACGAAGGTTTCTAGGAACTCTCGGACTTGGTGATATTGCGCGTTCATGCTTTGATCTGTGTGAGAATTGCTTCGCTTGCTTTAGATTCCGTGCAACCGGACAGAATGCTTTCAAGTTTTGCGTCCAATTCTTTTCCCTTTTTCCCGGTCGCGTTTCGGAGTGCATCCTTCAATCCGGATTTGGTTATTTTCACGGACTTCATAAACTCGGCGTAACTTCCATTTGCCGCGAGGAACCGGCTGAAAACGGTCTCCGGGAGCGTGATTGTCTCGCGTGTTGCGCCAGGTCTCAAAGTCCATCCTTCAACCTGCTGACCTTCCGAAAGCCGGCGCTTTGCCTCATTGCGGCAAGCCTCAATCACAGACTCGGCTAGCTTTGCACGCTCAAGGAATTGGCCAAGCGTTGGGCCTGTTAGGGTTGCAGCGATTGCGTCTGGCGTGATGTTTTCTGGTAGGTTGCTCAAAGCTGGTAAAAGTGCGGATTCTCTAGCCTCTGGGCAGATTGCCTTTGCCTTGCAGTATTTGCACGCCTCAACGGACGGATTGCGAGGTTGTCCGGGTTGTCGGACGGCAAGCATGATCGCGTCAATTTCCTTTTCCGCTTGGATCAGGTCAGCCAGTGAGTAGGTGCAATGCGTTGGCTGTCCGGCAAGCGGCTGAATGATTGCAACCGTGATTTGGCGCAATCCGTAAAACGAGAAAGCAAGGACCGCCAGTGCGCGAAGCTGAAGATTGCTTGCGGCCTGTTCTACGTCACCGCGTCCGGTCTTGTAATCGATCACAAGACCGCTGTGGCCATCGATGTAAACCGCGTCAGGTTTTCCGCTCCAAGACTTGTGTAGGTTGCGGTCAAAAGCCCATATCCGGTGCTCGCGGATGACTCGCTTTGGAGCGTGGCCGAATACCGTCCGCACAAGGTCTTGTTCGTGCGTCAGGCATTGATTGGCTAGATAGAGGTCATCATCCTCAAGCTGTATTTCCTCCTCCGCTAGCCACGCATGGACACGGTTTCCAATCTCGGCATCTTCGCCGGTAGGCTCATCGGGCGCTTGTTGCTCTAGCAAGAAGCTTCCGGGACAGGTGGCGTATCGTTGCGCGGATGACGCGCTCGGAAGTTTTTGGCGTTCGTTGTTCATGCTGGCACCTCGTCGCATTCGTAAGCCTCGGCTTCGGTCATTGTTCGGTTGCCTTTGGAAACGATTCCAACTGCACGCTCCACCTCCTCCACGTTCCATTCCATCGCGTGCCGTTGGCGCTGGCTATCGATGTCAACGCGAACGTGTTTCGTTCCTGTCCCGAACCATACCCGACCATCTGGCGCGACCAATTGGAAACACCGCATTGGCGGCTTGGCGTTGTCCTCCTCTAGCATTCCTCCTGCTTTCTTTGCGGCTACGTCCAGTGTTCGTTTTGCTTTGGTTGCGTTCATGCTTTGACTTTGGTTGTTTGGCACCGACTTCGCCCGCGGCCGCAGCCGGGGCGCGTGTCGGGGTCAGTTCAAAACATCAACGCTGGCCATTTTGTCTATCGCATACGCTTGGCCACCGGTCTCCGATTGTCTGTCAGTGATCACTGTTACGGAATGAAAGCTGGTCCCGTATGGCCCAACGTAGGTAATGGTTTCTCGTTCAAACCGCACGCTGATTACGTCGCCAACCTTCAGTGATCCAGCCTTCTTTGCCATCTTGTTTGTTTTGCTCATTTCTTTGACTTTGTTTCGTGCCGGTTGATTCCGGCGACAAGGAAACGTTTGCAGATGTGGGATTTACCGTCAACAGAAAAAGAAGAAAAAGTGAATGACGGCAGATGGACATCGAACCCATTTAGCCACTCAGCTAACGCCCTTCGCTGCTGCCGTCAAAGTGAACCAACCCAAAGACTTCTGGAGCGGACTAGTGTCTCCGGGCTATTGAATTGGAAAAAAGTGGCACACTATCGTAAGTGCTCATTCCCGGCTGTTCGCATATCAGTTGTTCAACTTGCCGAGTTGAGGATTACCACCGGGGTAAACCCGATGTCATTCTCAGTGCGGACACCACAGAGAGGCTCGTTCATTTCGTAGTCGCCTCCGCAGTAGTCATCGGTAACGACCTCGATGTCGCCGTGTTCATTGCGGAGCGTTTCAAGTTTTTTGATAAGTTCGGTAATGTTCATTTTTAGTGCTTTTAGCATGGTTAAAATCCAAACCAATTTGACGCGCATAGCCACGCGCTCAAAAAATGTCCCGGAGTCCACTAGCACGCCGCCGGGCCGGCGTTGGTGCATTTCGCACCTCCGTTTTCCTCGTGCCAACAAACGCCAGAAAGCAGCACGATTCCAACGGTATTCCCGCACACGCGGGAAATTGTTTAGCTTTGAGTCAAAACCTTGACCAACGCGGCAGGCTTTTTCAGGAGCCGCTCGCAGCTTGCATCGGTCACGTCCGAAAATCCTGTCATCAATTCGGTCACAAAGCCCGTGGAAAGCCCCCATTGCGCGAAGGTTTCCCACGTTGATCCGGAGTCGATCACCAGCTTGGCAAGACGGTCTTGTGGTGTTTCCTTGGGAGCTTCAGGTTGCGCCTCTGGTGTTTGTTCCGGTTGCGGCTCGGGCGTTGCAGGCTCCGCAATTTCGGCAACTGGCGTCTGGAAAATCGGACGGGACTCAACCTCAATGACTGGCTGAATGTCTCGCGCTTCCTCTGCGCTCATCATGCCCCGCAACGCATCGCCGAATTGATCGCGGAGCGCAAAGGACCTGGCTCGCGCTTTCAGCATCCGGAAAGGGTATTGCTTCCACGGACCTTCCTTGCCCCACAGGCCGGCAGTCTTCGCGTCCTGGACGCTGAATCCGGTTTCGTTGTGTGGGTAGCCCTTGCGCTTCACTCGGCAGACCGCCGTGGTGTCATCTGTGAAGGTTGTCGGATTGCGAGGCAGCTTCTTTCCGCCCTGCTCAAACCATTCCTCAAAGGATTCTAGCTCGCCGGTTGAGCGGACAATCCCAAGCTGAGCGTCTCCCCAAATGGATGGTCTTCCGTTGATCGGTGCGATGTTTTGCAGCGCGGCCATTGGCGTCATCCCAACCTCAAGACCAAGCTGGATGGCAACGAAGATTGCCTCGCGTGTTTGGAGTCCTTTCGGAGCGAGTCCGGAGGCTGAAACGTAACCGGAGAACCTCCAAAGGCTGTCCAGATCGGCAAGGACAAGCCCGCGATTTCCGATTGATACTGCCGCCGATGACTCGGCTTTGACTGCGACTGTGGTGCTATTCATGCTTTTTGTGTGTTTGGATTACGTGAATGGTCAAAAGATCGTCCTCAACGTGGATCGATTCGATTTCTTCGGCCGTGAAGGTGGTGTCGTAGACCATCCAGTAGTGGCTAAAATCAGGCCTGTTGATTCGGGTAACGCCTTGAAGACATGAAGTTCTGAACCCATTGTTTACGCACAGGACGGCCGGCGTAGCCATTGCGGTTTCAAGGATTCGGTTGAACAAATGCGCTTTCATGCGAGTTCTGGATATTCGTTGCAGATTGCTGCCCAGCTTGCGTCCGAAATGTGCCCCTCTGCGCGACGGCGACGATAGACTGCGACACGCTCAGACCTGCTTTGCCGGAACCTGGGCGTTGGGACAAACCCGGCTCCGCGTGGCTTTACCTTTCGTGCGAACCTTTGCACGTTTAGCAGCGACCGATTTTTGTCCGGCCCGATTACTTCCCGCAGTGGAATTGCTGTTTCCATCTAGTGTCCTCCGTAGTGATTCCGCGTCCGTGAGTCCCCAAAGTTTTCGCATCCGAGCGATGTCCGAAGAGTAGACCCGGACCAGCTTCGTTGCCTCGCCTTTTGGTCGGCCGCGTTGGTTTTTGGTTTTGATCATTAAAGGTTTTTGGCAGCCAGCGGACGGGGCGCGTGTCGGGGTCAGGCGGTAACGGTGCAAGGGATTGCGAATTTGCCGGGTTCTTGCAGAAACCATTTGCCGGCGATTTCGTAAACGTAACAACCGCGGGTCAGTTCGTAAGTGTGAACCGGATTGCCTGGCCCGCTCGAAAGGCGGTTTGTAACTTTGCGGCTCACTCCGTTGACTTGAATCGTTTGCATGGCCAATGTCTACGCCTAGCCATGTTTCCCGTCAACGGAAAATCGCAGAAAGTTTTAGGCAACCGGGCAAACCAGCCAACGCCAAGGGGTTACGCGACGCGGAGATGACCAACAAGTGCGCCACGTTTTCGTGTTCGGGTGAGCGCATTTCGACTGAGGAGCGTTGAAGAACTCGCAAGCGCGGCAGACTTCCTCCCGTGGAAACTTTGGCTTTTGCTTAGCTTTTGCGCGGACTTCCCGTGGCTTTGCGGAGCCGACGCGGAACCGGCCTTGGATGGGAAAGCTAATCACCGTCAGAATAGGCAACCGTTGGAATGGAGATTGCCGGAGTGGCTGAATTTATGGCTTCGATGGAGATTGTTCGCAAGCTTTCCACGCCGCAATCCTTGGTTCCCGGAAAAAAGTCCCCACTGTTTTTCGCGGCTGTCAGGTGGCTTGCGGGCGCGTCACCGCTACTGACCAGAGCTTCAAGGTCGTAGTCGCAACTGTAATCGGAAACGGTCTCCGAAAGCGTTGTTTCCACCGATTGGCTAACTCCGTCATACCACACGGTATCCGAAGTCAGCGGTGCAAGATGGCACTGGTCGCCAGTATCGGAACCGGAGATCCAGCCCAGCGAATATGTCTGTTCAAGGATTTGCGTTTTCAGCAGCAATGCCGGCCGGTCAACGTAGTCGGCTATTCCATCGGGCAGCACGTCTTCAAACGGCGAGTCCGGTGCCCAGCGGAATTGCACGGTCTGGCGGGTCATTACCAAGTCAGCGGTTGTGCCGTCCGATTGGATTGCCAACCCTGAGCCGCAGCTAGTCGCGTCACCGGGAAACCATGAACCCTCCGTCAGCGTTGCGGTCTCAATCGGTCGGCCGTAGTGCCAGATTGCATAAAGGGACGCATTGCTAGATGACCAATCGCCGGAGACTTGCACCGAATCTCCTGCCGCGTTTTTGACGAGATGCGTGATGTCAATGCTCCCGTCGTATTGGTCCGTTTTGAATTCCAACGTGGCCGGCAGCATGAGCCTCGCGGATGTCAACTTGTTGACGGCTCTGGCCAAAGCGTTGTGCGTGGCTGCGTAAAACCTCGTCATTGGCATCGGACCATGCCCCGGCGTGTTGTCTTCCCGAATCGTTACCGGTAGCAAAGGGACGTGCCGGTTGTCCGATGCATCAAAGCAGAGGTTTTCAAACGTGTAATCGTAGAGGCTAGTGGTGTCATATTCGCACGCACGGCTAGCGGATGTTCTACCGTCAACGAAGCCTTCGCAGCCTGCGCGGATGTAGAGTTCAACAAGCCTTTGGTGATCCGACAATGCGCCAGAATCGGAAACGTCGTAACGGGTGTTGCCGTCAAGGTATGGCTCGGGAATAAGCTGAACGAAGAAAAGATTCGGGTAACAGGTTCCGAATACGTCGCCGGATGTTGGAAGCGCGGAACTGTAAGCAGCGTCACCTTGGCCAGCGTTACCACAGTTGCGGCCCTCTCGCGAGTGCACGATGTATTCGCGCAACCCGTTTTCATCGGTCCTGCGTTCGGCCACCTCAAGCGCCAATGCGTCCAAGTCCCAGGTGCTAACGTCATCGTCGATGGACGAAGGCGCGTCCTCGTGGTGATGAAAACGCTGATGGAATTTCACACAGATAATCTGCTCGCCATATTCCGCGCTCCATTGGTCATCGATGACAGCGGACTGAACCTCTAGCGGCGGCTCATAGACTCGGCAGGATTTGACGAAATCCGTGTCCGCTCCCCGGTTGCTGTAATCGTCATTGGTCCCGGTGTTGGGTGTCGGCACATACCGATAGCCAGTCATGGTTTCGGATATGTAAACCGGTTTCACGCCGTAGCCGACGTGTGTGATAACCTGCTCATCTAGTCCGATTTCCAAGCTGTCAAACGTGCATCGATCAATGAACGGGCTTTCAATGTCTGCGAAGTTCTCCGGTTTCCAAGGGGACGAGTCTGCCGTTGCGTATGGTTTGAACGTCACAAATCCGCACCACTTGTTGCTGTATCCTTTGGGCGGTGCGTCGTATATCCCGTTTTCCTCTCGGACCAATCCGGTGCCGGTGAACTCTGCGCTTCTGGCCGTGAACGTCTGTCCAGCAACTAACATCTCCCCAGCGTGGCCAATGCTCCCTTCGTTGACTTCATACACGCGACCTGGGACAAGCTCGCCACTGACAATTGCAGAGGCTTGCGGTGCCAATCCTTCTAGCAGGTCAATGGGAACGCCGTGGTCCATGCCGAAAGCGTAGCGTCTAAGATAAAGCGTGCTCTTGCTGTCAGTGACCGCATAGCCGACGATGTTGTGTCGCGGAAGAATCCGGACGCACTTTGATAGCCTTCTGGCAGCGTCAAAGATTGCGTTTCCGTTCACGCTGCCATCATTGATGCCCTCTTGCGTGGCAATCGGGTTGCACATCCCAAGTGAGTCAAGCGATTCGTAAATGGTCCGCGATTGTTCCTCATCGATGCCCCTGCCGTCTGGCGTTCCACCCGTGAAGGTGGACAGCCTCAGAAGCGAGTATGCGTCCGAAATCTGCGGCTTGTAATCTAACAGGCATGTGAACTCAGCGGCCACGTAGCTTTGCGAATCTATCAGCGTCACGTCCGAACATTCCACCGTCAGATTCTCCAACCTGCGTGCCGGATAAATCCGCACAATGCGGGAAGCGTTGCCATTGGCGTCAGGTGCCAGTGTGGCGGTTGCAATCGTGTTTCCGCTGTCCTTTATCGTGACCGTCACCGTTGAGCTTGCCACGCGCCTTATAGCGAACAAAAAGTGCGTTGAGACGGAACCTGCAGGCGCAACGAATGACTGACCTCCTCCTGAGAATCGAAGCGGGCCGGCTTCAAAGGTTAATCCGTCCGAGCCGATATGAAAAAAGGCAGGGTAAAACGGAGCGATGGAGTCCCCGATTGTGGTGCCTATCTGCGGCGCAAGTGGGAATTGTTCAGTGAAAAAATCCTGAAACGGAAAGGCATTTGGCTGACCTCTGTCCTTCTGTGCCCGTTGTTCATCGGAGCCACGAAACTCTGCCACGTATTGCGCGACAACTCGGCTCAACGCATTTGCGCTGGCTTTGGAAAGCCTCGCCGCCGTCGTATACGGGCCTTCGATCCACTTGTTTTTGGGGTAGTAGTCAACGCTCCCGTCGTAGAGGAAAACCACATACGTAAACGGAGTGTAGGCAATCCATTGCACGCGGTCTCCGTCGTCCGGACAGGCGTTGGCATCGGGACACGTCCCGCAATAGCTGACAACCTCTCCCGTCTCAAGATTTGTGAAATAGATTTCAAGATTCGGCGGAAGGTAATCGCCAACCGGGTCGCAGCCTCCTTGGTCAAAAGCGGTCGGGAAATAACCTCCCCAACTGTTGCCATGCGGACTGGTTAGACTGCTCCGGATGTAGGCATATGAAATGCCGAGGTTGAGCATCGGGCTTGAATAGTCGCCCGTGTTGATGTCGTAAGCTCCGCGCTGGAATTTTCCTAGCCTCCAATAGTCCTCTGCGGTTGCGTCCCCACCAAGCTCCGGCGTGATCGTGGTAACAACCTGTGCAAGCCTGTCGCGCTCCGATGCCAGGCTCAAAGCCTCTGCGCCAAATACGAAGGCGTTCAAGTGGTTTGCCAGATTGGCCCCAGCCTCTTCACCTTCCGGAGCGGTTGGCCATTGCGCGTCCGACGGATTCAACTCTTGGTAAAAGTTGAAGAACTCAGTCTGATTCGTGGCCAATGTCCCCGCGTCATTCCTAACCTTCCGGAACAGTCCGCTGAAAAGGTAAAAGGCGACACGGGAAGCCATGTCGCCAACGCCTGATACAAGTCGCGTGTTGACCGCTTGCGCTAGACTAGCTTGGTCGCCTGCCTTCAGCGGTTGCCCAGCTTCGACAATGCGAGCTTGGGTGAATGTTACGGCCATGCATTACGCCTCATTAACAACGACTTCAACGTTGCAAGCTGCAGTATCGGCCTTTAGGAAGACATTGACTCCACCTTTGACGGCAAACGCAGCAAGCTCGCCCGGCTCCAATTGCAAGAAGTCACTGCCAGCGGTTGACGTTGAAAGGTTGACGTAGACCTCGTTGGTGTCGTCTGCATTGCGAAGCTCTACAAAGTAGCGGGCGGAAGTGTCGCAATCTCCCACGCTCAACGCTTCGGAAGTCGTGCCGACAATCTGCGTCGTTTTATGCGCTAAAGCGCCGGTCGTAAGCGTGACGGTCTTGGTGGACAGCGTCATCGTAAAAACTTCCGAGTCGTCCAGTGTTGCAGTGTGTTTGATGGATTGAGCGAGTGTTCCCATAATTTCTAAGTGTTAAAGCCAAACCGGTTCCGCGTTTCCTCCTTCGTTCTGGTAGTTCGGGTCGGCTGCAACCGTAATGCCTCCCGGCCCTTCCTTGATCACAATGCCCTTGCCGGAAACAATGCGCGAGGCTTGAAGGAAGTCGATAATCTGATTGATCGCTTCCCGTTCCTCGGACTTGTATCCAACAGGTTTCAGCTTTTGCGGTAGCTTAGGCATTACTGAACGAAGTTAAAGAAACTGGTCACCCACGCAGCAAAGACCCACGTTTTCTGTTCCGTCACCTTTCCAAGTGCGATGTTGTAGCTTGCCCGGTCCACAGTCAGCTTCCATCCCCAAGCGGTTCCTTCTGGCGTGTCATTCACGCCCGGGTTTTCCGGAAGCCTAGCTTGGACTGCGGACGGAATATCAAAAGCGGAAATGAGCGCGGAGGTTGTCCAAACGGTTTGGACGGCTTGCATCTGGTTGCGGTTTTCGTATGCCGTGGAAAAGGTCCGGTTGCGGGAAAGGACCGGACGATTGAACGGGATAGAGGTAACGCCACGGGCCAGCAACTTGTAGACGTATTGGCCGACCGGAAAGCCAGAGCCGAGCGGATACGTCTCCCCGTTATCAACCGCGTCTTTGATTTCCTTCCGATAGGCAGCCTCCGTCCCCGTCGTGGATTGCGCGACGAATTGCGCGGCCTCATTTACGGCCGGAGCCCATGCAAACAAGTCAACCTCAGCGGTTTCCGTATCGTCTGACCATTCATCCTCAGGGACTTCTCCGGTCAGGTCATTGGGGTCTAGCGCATAGGTAAGCGTGAGAGTCTGCGTCCCGTTGTCATTGGAGATCCTAGCCTTAGCGCCAGCCGCGATTGCCGCGTTGTATTTCGCTGTGATGCCGGCCGATGTCCCAAAGTAAAGCTCCTCCCAAGACGTAGAACGCCCGTCCCAAATGCGACCAGCGCGAAGGAGTGTGATCCCTGCGCTGGCGAAAGTGCTGTCTCCGTAAATGGGCATTGGTTATTGGGAAATCACGTCAGCCGTTGTCTTGGTTGCGTCTGCGATCTTGGAAAGATAGCTGACTTGGGAATCGATGCTACGGAGAAGGCGCAGGTTGTAGTCGGCGCCGAATGACAAGCCACCAATGCGGGCAAGGTCTCCGGTGGATGGCAGTTGCATCCTTTCGCGCTTCCGAACTGCCACAGGAACGTCAAAGGGTTCTCCGGTTGCACGACCTTCGCGGGTGTAGCCTGCGGGCATCGCGTTCGCGGCCGTGTCTTGCGTCGGGTAATCGCGTTTAGCGGGAACGTCAACCTGTGTTTCCTGAAACACTGATTTGATGCCCTCAATGCCAGCACGAAATGCACGCAACCCCGCCTGCGTTCCGCCTTTTCCAATCTCAGTCCAAAATTGCGTTTGAAACTGTGCGATTGCCTCGAAATACATTTGGCCACTGCGGAACACGGTTCCGACGACGGTCTTTGCGCCGCGCTCCGCTGCCCGTATTGCCTCCTCCGCCTTGTCTCCTAGCTGATCAATCGCCTCTAGGTCTTTGTCCTTGATGATGTTGATGTCTAGCGTTTCAAGCTCTCGGAGTGCTCCAATCAATTTCACGCTTCCGCCACCTATCAGCGTCACAAGGTCGGCCTGATGCTGGAAGTTGCGGTTGGTCTCGGATGAAGTCTTGGCGACTTGCGAAATCAGGTCAGCGTTGTCCTTGTTCTTGTCGTTGAGATCATCCAGCGAAATTCCCATGCGGGAGAACGCCTGAATGGCTTTCATGTCACCATCTAGCGCACGCTTTCTTGCCTCACCAATTCTGACGGTTGTTTCAAGCATTTGCTCAGCTTGCACGCCGTTACGGGCGGCAGCCTCTTGCATTAGCTGAATCTTTTCCGTCGTTACGTCATAGGCATCGGCAAGGTTGCGGATATTATCCACCGCTGAATAGGTAGCCTTTGCAAACGACACGACCGCAGCCGCAGAAAAGGCAGCAGCCAGCTTTGGTCCAATCTGCGACGCAAAGGAGGTTGCCTTTGTTTCGGCAGTCTTGAGTCCGGAATTGAACCCCGTAGAATCCAGACTCAGCTTCCCAAGTAGAGAAAACAGAGCCATTAGTTCCGTGCCTCCAATAGTCCTAGGCTGACGCTCAACTCGCGCCTGCGCTCGTCCGCCCGGGTCCATGAATCGATCTCACCACGGGCCTCCCCAAGCGCGCAAATCAGCTGCTTTGCTTCCTTCACGGTTAGATTCATGGCTTCGGCTTTAGTCATTCCTAACATCCCCATGCAACACGCGATCAGGTGAACGTGCAACGGTGCTGCAATCTCACCACCAATTGACCCGGACTTTCGCTTTGTGATTGGTCCCGATAATTGCTTCGCAAACCACGGCCAAAAATTCGGCTCCGTAATGATCCCATGCCTACCACACACGCTACCCCAGAGACGAAAGAACGGCCTAATCCAAAACCGCCTAACGTCTCTGGAGCGCATTATGTGGTTCCCCGAACAAACAAAAGCAGCAAGGCGTTCATCCTGCTCCGTCATTCCGTCCAGCACGTCAACCCCTAACTCATAGAGCAAAGCCAAGTGCCCCACCGTCACCGGCATCATCTTGAGCCGGTAGAACACTGGCTGCGCTTTGGGGTCGCTGTGCTCCCATCCGATCATGCAGGGAGGACAGCGGCGGTCGCAACAATGCTTGCAAGGATTGGGCGGCGAAGCGTAATCGTGCCAGTGGTCGCACCTTCAAGCGTCATGGTCGTGTTGATCGATTGAAGGAAGTAAGTGCTGTTGAGGCAGTCTTTCAAAAACGCATCGGCAGAACCGCCGGCAACTGTGGCCTCTAGACCATGACCGGCAAGTTTTAGAACAGGCGCATTGGTTACGGCAAACGGAGTTCCAATCCGATACTGAGAAGCGGAAAGCAATGCATTTGCAGCGGTAGAACCTGACGGAAGAAGCGTATAGGTGACTTCGATGTATTCTCCATTTACCTCAAAGGAATCGTTAATCCCCTGATAGTTCATGAAGTCCACCTTGTTGCCGCCAACTGAGACGGAAATATCTGTCACAATTGGAGACACAAAGACGGCGCTGGTGTATGCATTTCCAGCCCCGTCTTGCGGTGTCAGTGCGATTGCATTTGCGCTACCCTTGAGGAAGTGCTTTGCGTTTCCGTATTGAATCGTTCCAGTTGGCATATCTTAAGTGATGTTTGATCCGCAGCAGTCCACTTCGCAGGTAAGGGTCAAATCCCACGCCTTCCCACTTATAGTGTAATTCTGACCAGTTACGCGGATGGCGAAGGCGGTAAACCCGTCGTATTCGCTCAGCCCAGCTTCCGCCGTCCCCGAGTCCATGAACAGGTCCGCAACCTCGGAAAATCGGTCAAGCGCGGTGTCCTCAGTCGTGTCCTGAGCGTGCATCCTGACAAGGATTTCCAGCGAGCAATTCCAGTTTCCGGAATTGGCTTCGTGGATCATCGCGGCATTGGAACACTTGCAAACGATTGCCGGCAGGTCCGTCGAGGAAACCTCCACGTCAAAATCCTCATCGGCAGGGCCACGGGAAAGCCCGCTGACGATTGACGCGGACGTGATCCAGTCTAAGCCTGCCGCAATGATGTAATCGCGCGCGGCCTGCTGGCACTTCTGAAGGATGTTATTTCCGGACGGCATTGTGTTGGTCTGCGATGTCCTGCATTTTCCGCGCTAGGTATTGGACGATGGAAGCCCGTTCATCGTTCATGGCTTGCGACATGGAACCATTTGCGCGGCTGGAAACGCGGCTTAATTGGTTGTCACGGATGCCCATCGAAAGCGCCATCGTCGCCGTCGGGTTTGATCCTGGCTTTGCTGGAATCCCCTTCCCCTTGCTGCCTTTGTGGATTCCCACGTTGCCGCTTGAGCCATACTCCGCCGCGATTTTAGCAAGTGCCGCGTTGGGTGAAACCTCCGCCTTTGTCTTTGAATCCTTCTTCCCGAATTGCGAGAAGTGCCCGTTAAGCTGGCGTAACGCCCTGACAATTCCGCTCTTGAGATAGCCCACGGAACCGATGGCGCGACGGCGGAACTTGCCGGCCGCGTCTTTCATCTCCTTACCATAAAGACCACTCAACCCTTGGCTTCGCCGTTTGCCCTGAACAAGCAAATGAACCCGCTTCAGTTGCCTTGAGTTGGCCACCTTCTTCCCGGACTTGCGGACCGATTGCGTGCTAGACACGCCCGCGTTCAGATAGTTCCGGATGTGCTGCTTTGCCGCTTGGATGTTGCGCGGCGGCATGATCGCAAACAGGCGCACGGCTAGATAAAACATCCGGCTTGTGATCGCCTTCGGAAGTTCTTTGCTGGTCGAAAGCAAAGCCTGTTTAACAGCGGCTTGAAACTCTCGGCTATCAATCTGGATGCGCGGGGTCATCGGTTGATGTCTTCGCAAAGCAGGTTTGCAAAGGTTCCGCTGGGTGCCAGTTCCGTTCGATAAATCCGATACCGTTTCCCCTTGTAAGTTATCGTCTTTCCAATCGCTGGCGTCGGAAGGTCGTTGTCGCTCAGGAAGATTTCAGAGTCTGCGGTTATCACATCTGTATCCGACGAAATAAATTCGGCCAGTTGCACCGTCAACGTCAGCGCAGCTTCAAGGTCAAACCCGCCCTCAGTCGGCAGCGACCCGCGACGCGCAAAGCTGGCCGTGCAGGGAATCTCGGCAGTCTTCCATGTGAACACGTTGCCCGATTGCGTCAGGTTCCGAATCTCGTCCAGAACACCCGCGATGTGACTGGTCCAACTCACAGCCGGTCAACCCCTTCCTCCTGCTGGATTTGCTCAAGACTCTTGCTCGCCTTCGCTTCGGTCTCGGCAATCTGGGCATCCGTAAGAGTGCCACTCGTGCGGAGTGCTTTAAGGGCGGCGATGAACTCAGGAACAGCAGCCTTCCCGATTTCAACCAATGCCATAACAAGCGCGGGATTCATTGTGTTGCAAGTTTGAGTTCAGCCATTGCGGAAACAAGTTCTTTGCTTGGCTTTGATTTGCTGTCCGCTTTCGCCGCGTTCCATGCGTTCCACCAAATCGCGTCTACCTTGTTGGCGATGGCGATGACCTTTTCGTTTTTCGCTCTCAGCTTGTCGCGCAATGGAATTTGATCCTCGGCCGGCAGCTTGTTGATTTTCTGATACTCGGATTTAACGTGAGCTGTCCAAGACTTTTTGAGCCCATAGATTACGTCTTGAGCGGCTGCGAGTGTCGGCAGTTGCTTTGTAGCGCAACCAATCTGACAGGCGCACAGTGCGATTAGCAGCCAGATTGCCAGCGGTGCAATCCAGTCTTCAAAAGTGATTCGGAATTTGTTCATGGCTTTTGAATGTTGACGGTGTTGGTGTTTCTCGCAGTCAGAGGAAGTTTCACGCTGGCGATGTAGTCTGTCAAAAACGCAAGCAATCGATAGGTGCGACTGGCGAATATTCCGTTGAGCCTGTCCACAGCGTCTGCGTCTTTGGTGCTGATTGAGAACTCAACGAAGGCGTGAATTGCCTCCTCCAGTTTTCCTGACACCAGCTTGAAGGCAACGCGGGCAGTTCCAATCCACGTCAGCGCAGCAGCTAGCCAGCCGTGTTTCGCGGACCAAGTATCCATAAGCCCGGCCAACAGTGTTTCTTCGTTCATATTAATGCATCACAACAAGTTTCAAAATGCCAGCGATCACAGCCCCGACGACGGCCATTGCTACGTATCGGATGTCGCGCCGGATGTCTGACAGTATTTCGTTCGCTTGGTCTTGTTTCATTTCCAACCTTCTCACCTCGGAAATGAGCCCCGGGCGCTTGTTTGAATCCGACGGGTCACCAAACAACGCAAGCTTGACCACGGCAACATCGCTTTTGAGTGCTTCCATCTTCTCGTCTGAGATTTGAAATTCACGCTTGAAGACTCCAACCAAAACTTCCACTCGCTCGCATTTTAGCTCTAGTTCTGCAAGCCGTGTTTCTGTTCTTACTGGTGCCATCCATAGTTAGAAGATGTCAGGAGAGTAAACAGCGAGTCCGTTTGTGGCTAGGAAAAGGAACGGAGCGGACGGCATTGCGGTCGGCGAATAGTCTAAGACCATTACGTTGCCCGCGAATGGTGGCGTGTTGGTGAGCACGTTCAGCTTGGCGCGATTGGTGGCCGTGAACCTTGCGGCGCACCAGTAGTGCGTAACGTTAGTCGACGGCGGCGTTGTCAGCGCGGCCGTGAACGTAAATTCCCCTCCAGCAGGATCAAACTCCGCCTTGGCTAGCGTGTTGGCCGCATCCCTCAGCGCCGCCGGAACGATGACCACAGTGCTGGTCTGTGCCATCGCTGAAAACGCCAGAAAGTTCGCCAGAATGAGTTTCATGCTTAGTGAGTGATAGTAATGTTAAACAGACCGCCAAGCGCATCCTCCACCGCTTCACAATCCTCTGTTGAAAGCTCTTCCTGATAATAGATGACCTCTGTTACGTATCCAGACCAAAACCGGCCCGCAAACGTCCGGTCTTTCCCGATCTGAATGGTGGTCGCCGCCTGCCAGCCGGAGGACGCTTGGTGCCGCATGACCGCCCATGCGTTCATCGGACCCGTCATTCCGGTCTCTGGATAGCTGACTCCGTCTTTCCAGTAAGTGGTTGTCTTTAGAGCATTGTAAAAATAGGTTGTCCCGACGTTGCCCTGAAGCGGGACCTGGTTCTCATTGGCAACCCCAGAGCTGAGAAGCCCGCCGTAATTTGCAAAGGTTGCCCCGGAATAGTAGGCCACCACAAACACGGTCTTGTAGTCCGTGCCAACCGATGACGACGCCAGCAGGAAATCGTCCACGCCGTCCATTAGCATTGCGGGGTGCCCGTTGACGATTGAAGTCTTGAACAGCGGCTTGGCTGCCGTAGTCCCTTGTGACAGGTCTTTACCCTGCGAGCTGAAATCCGTCAGCGTTCCAATGCTGTCGCCGTCCGAAAAGCCGGTTTCCTTTCGCAACGAAAACCACGCGAGCACCGTCCCGTAGTCTGACGGATTAAATTCTGCGGGCGTTTCGCTTCCACCAATCACCGCCTGCTGTGCCGCGAAGAATCCAGCACCACACGCCTGAACGCACACCAGCAATGTCAGAATGAGAGTCTTCATGGCGTGTCGTATTCGAGGACGCTAAGCATGAACCAGTTGGTTCCGCTCAGGGTCACGCTCTTCCACTCCAGATTCCACGTCCCGTCCGTGAGGCTCAGCGGAATGGTTGTGCTCGCCGGCTTCAGCACGTTGCCCGCGAAGCTCAGGTCATGCGGGCCACCGCTCACGCTCAGGATCAGTTCACCCGTGGCCTTGGCGTTGGACCCGCTGAACGTAACGTAAGTATCCGCCGTGGTCGCCAGCGTGTTCACCACATGCGGTGCGCCCGCAGTCGGGACCGTGACGGTGATGTTGGTTCCACCGGAGTAGCTGAGCGCAGATGCCGTAGACGATTGCAGCAGCGACTCCCAACCAGTGTTTCCGGTGCCAGTGGCTTTGACGTAAAGCGTGCCGCTCCCTCCGTCCATGTCCCGATAAGTCGCACCCGGCCACGCAGTGACCACCGATTCAGGGCTTCCGTATCCAGCCAAGTCACGCACCACAATTCGGGATGCCGATCCGGTGAACGTGTAAAGCGCCGTGGTCCATCCAGTTCCTCCGATGCCCGCAATATCAACATCCACGCCTGTCGCGGCCACCAGGACGTAGGGCATCGTAGCCGAGGCGTCGTCCGCGACTCCGTAGATTCCACGGACCGTGATGTCGTCGCCGCTGCTCAGGTTTAGCAAATAACCGCTGCCGCCGTAGCCGTTGTTGCGGCCAAAAATGTTCTGCAAAAAGACGTTGGTGGACGAAGACGTGACCAGAATTCCGTGAGACCGGTTGAAACTGCTCTGGACGTTGTGCAACTGCATTGAATGGGAGGCGACCAACTCAACCCCATACAGTCCGACCGTCGTGCCCTCAACGGTCGTGTCCCGCAGCGTTAGACCGTTGCACGTCACAAACTGAATACCTCGGGCCGATGCGTTGGTGGTGCCGTATTTCATTACGGACGTGTCGTGGATCACACAATTGGTTAGGGAGGAAACCACGATTCCGCTGGCACCAATGTCGCGGAGTTGTGCGCTTACGTCCGCCGACTGAATCACGCTGGTCAACTGGATTCCGTAAGGCGCGTCGCGGACCACAGCCCCATTGATAACCAGCCGGTTAATCAAACTCTTGGTGGTGCCCAGCGTTGACGTGGTGATGCCCACTCCGCCGACTGAGGTGATGCTGCCGCCGGAAATGGTCACGTTATCAAACCGACCCGCATCTTCTACCCTGAGCAGGATGCCTTCGCCGTCAATGTTGCTGATGTTATTGTCCGCGATCAGCACGTTGGACACGTCTTTGTCAGACTGGCCAGCAGACAGGTAGATGCCCCGAAAACCTGCGCCTCCAGTCGTGTTAGTTCCGCCTCGAATCATGTTGCCGCTGATGACAATGTTTCGCATCCCCTCCTCAATGGTGATGCCTCCCTGCGCTCCGGTTGACGTGGAATATCCGAGAGCAGTGTCGCCGTCGGAAATGATGTTTCCGCTGATGGTCAGCTCGCCCGATGCGTCGTCATCCGAGGGTGGCTCTGCGTCCAGTTTCATTCCGGCGAGCGCATAGCCGGTGATGATGTTGTCCGAGATTGCGGTGCGTCGCAGACCTCCGGGCTTGGTCAGGATTGCCGTCGTGTGCGAATTGTAGAACACGTTTCCAGCAATCACGGTCTCTCCCAGCGTTACGGTGTTTGTCGGGAAGTCTGTTCCGGGAACGGAAAGCGCCGATTCTACCTGAAGTCCGATGTATCCCGTATTGGTGAACGTGTTGCCGATGATCCGGTTGCCGGAGCCGTAGACCCGCAACCCGATGCCAGACGTGTCGGACTCGCCGTAGGATGTGAAATTCCCGTCAAAGGTCACGCCCTCGACCACGTTGTTGTCGCCTTGCAGTTGCATCGTCACGATGCCGACATTGGTTTCCGCCAGCGATCGGATGGTTCCAGGTCCAGTTATCCGGGCGCCCGACACCTCGGCCAGCACCGCGTTGGTCCAATAATACCCGCTGGCATTGGTGGCCTGATAGGCGTTGTTTACGCCGTAGGTTTTGCCGGCCAGTGAGAACGTCTTGAACCCGGAGGCAAACATCGCATTGAGCGCAGCCGAGTCATCCGTTTCGCCATCGCCGACCGCTCCGAATTGAAGAGGGGAAATTCCCGCCGACGCATCCAGCACCCAAGCGCCACCAGTGACTGCCAGAGCACCCCCGTAAGCGTTGGTAGTCCCGGAATACGACGGAGCCCAAACATAGGTGCCGGCCCCAACGCCCACCGCAACGCTGGTGGAATACCGCTTCACAAAGACGGTGGACTGCAACACGCCATCGCCATCAATACGGCCGGCGAGCTTTGGGTTGAGCGCCACCAGGTCGGCCACGGTGTCCACTTGGACCACCTCCTGCGCCGACATCAGGAATGGCAGGATTAGGAAAAGGAAAAGGCGCTTCATGGTTCGTAACCCTCCAGCACCCAGCGGCCTGCGGTCGCATCGGATGGAATATCAATCGGAAGGACGATCGTCACTCCGTCACTGGTTCGCGTGTCCGTCAGATTCTTGGAATACCACCTGCCAGAGCCCAAAACCCGGCCGTCATTATCCCTCAGCACTCGGATTCTCGCCGGAGCGGTTGATTGTAATATGCCATTGCTCGCTAGGTCTTGAAGGTCGCCGGCCGTGGTGGCTGCGACTGCTGAGATTCCAGCCACGGTTAACGCTATGCCGTTGGCCGTTGCGTTGGTAAGGCTTCCAGAAAGTGCAACCGCAGTCCCGTTGGTCGCGTCCAGCTTTCCGGCAATCAATGCCGCGTTGTTCGTGAAGACCTGAGACCAAAGGTTGATTACGTTCGTGTTGATCTTCGTGAACGCAGTCCGCAACCCGTCTCCGGTTCCGTCATTGGAGCCGCTGCCGAGGTTGAGATTCACCCGGGACGGGTCAGCAGCCAGCAGCGCAAAAGGCAAAAGAAGTGTCAGAAGTCTAAACATAAAAACAAAAACTGCCGGCCGGCGCATGAATACCGACCGGCAGTAGTGTGACCAACGCGAGAGTTTGTTAGAACCGCAGCGAAATCGTCAAATCCTTGGCGGACATATCGCCAGTGGTTCCGGCCGTTACCGCCTTGACGTTGACGTAACGGCCAACGCTAGACGGAAGCCGGAAGCGAACTTCCTGCGCCGCAATCGTGCTGCCCGTGCCCGTGGTGACGTGAACCATGTTGAGCGACGTGCTTGGGGTGGCACTAGAGCCGCCTTGCACAGTAAGCGTGAGGGTGTCCGCGCTGGCTAGCTCGGAACCGGTCAGCGATGGAATCTCAATGACAAGCTCGACGTTTTCCAGAGACAGACCACCAGCAACCGCCTCAAGATCAAAGTCCGAGGAAGTAACGGTTCCATCCGCAGCCGTCAGAGCCCGGGTGATGATAAGGTCCGCATCGCGGACGTTTCTTGCGAATTCGTTAGCCATATTGTGTGTTAGCTCAGGGTTTCAGTGGAACCGATGCTATCGGTTACGATGATCGGAATTCCGTTGCTCTCGGTCGGGAGCGGTGCCCAAACCTCAGCGCCAGTTGCGCTCTTGGAACCGGTGCCGTTCACGGTGGATGACCGCGAGGACTGCAACTGGTAAGCGGAACGCCGATTCATGAACCAGTAGTCCGGACGATGGCCGACCGGGTGCAGGCTCAAAAGCTCAGCCAACTTCGCATCGGTTACACCCTTGGTGGAATCCGCAGTCGCATCCTTGAGTCGGCTAACGCTGTATTTGGACCCAACCTGCAATCCAACCCACGAGGTCAGAGCGGCGACATACGCAAGGTAGTCTTGGCCGGCAGTTCCATCGTTGACCATCTGTTGGAACCAATCACCAAGCTCAAAAGCGGTGCCGTTTCCGAAGATCAACTGAACGTCTTGCGGGCCGAATTTCACGCCGTAAACGCTAGAGCCGGTGCCAGCAGTTGTGCCGCCAGCGTCCACAACCAGACCGCTTGCGTATGCGGTGTGAATCGCTTCAAGACCCGGGAATCCCTTGGAATCAACAGAAGTCCCGTAGAAAATCTGGGAACCAATTTCAATCATCGCCTGACGCATAACGCCGGAAGCCTCAATTGCCTTCCAAGCGTCAGGGCCGTCCTCGTAGGCATTTGCAACGGCTACGTCAGCGCGGACGTTTGCGGCCAAAATGTAAGCCTCAATCGTCTTGTTTGAGAAGGTTGACTTGGTGTAAGTCGTTCCCTCGTTAGCGTTCCGGAATCCAACTCCAGGATACGAATCGCGGACAGCAATCTTGTAAGAAGTGCCTCGAATCGTTCGAGCCGGAAACACCGAAAGTTCCGGTGCAACCGACATGTTTTCCTCAATCAACCCGACAACCGCGTCGGAGCCGTTGAGCTTTGCAATGTCCAGCAGATTAGCCTGTGCCATGTGTTAGTGTGTGTTAAAGTTTCTTTTGCTTAGCCTCAAAAGCAGCGCGAACGCGGTCTAGTCCTTTGAGAGTTTTTTCGGTTTTGACCTCAGCCTTGGGAGCCTGTCCTGCCGGTACGCCAGCCTTGGCGACAATTTCAAGAGCCTGCGCCGACGGAGACGACTTCAACTGCTCAAATTCTGCGGAAATCTTGGCAAGCTCGGCAGAAACGGACTCGGCCGATGATTCAAGCTCCTTCATTTTGGCCACTGCAACATCACGCTCCGAGGTTGCAACGGACAGCGCGGCTTCAAGCTCGGAAATTCTATCAGCGGCAGCCTTGTTTTCGGTTTGCAACGCAAGGATTTGGTCAACCTTTTCCTTGTTGCTCACCAGCAAGCCCCGCAACTCGGCGATGGCGGACGGAATGTTCATCTATCAATTAGAAGAAGTGAACAGTTACACGACGGCTGCGATCATCTCGTCAAGTGACCGGTATATTCCGTCCACTAGCCCATGTTCTAGCGCAACGTCCGATTGGAACGTCTGTCCCTGCATAAGTTCCGGTGAGATTTCTCCACGGGAAGCGGTTACGTGCGCCTGAAACTGAGCCGCCAAGCGGTCAACGTAGCCCTGCAAATCCTCGCGTTGCGCTTCGGTTAACGAAGTGCCCGGGAAACCTGCCGCCTTGTATTTTCCGGACGTAATTGGCTCAGCTTTGATGCCCTGTGACTCATACATGCCGCTCAGGTCGTAGTGTGGGATGTAAACTCCAATGGAACCAACGCCCGCAGATGGAGCCGCAAAGATTCCGTCGGTTGAACATGCCAACCAATATGCCGCAGAGTAAGCGCCACCTGGCACCCACGCATAAATTGGCTTATCAGCCTGCTCAATTACGGATGCAAGCTCCGGAGTCCCGTTGACCATTCCGCCCGGTGAATCAATGCAAAGAACGATGGCATTCACTCGTGGATCCGACTCGGCAAGTTTGATGTCGCCCTCAATGTCGGCAACGTCAACGGCCCCGCTCCCCTTTTCCATCGCGGACAACTTGCGCCCGATAACTCCGGAAATTGGAATTCGCGCAACCCCGTCAATGACTTCCATTTGCTCAAGTTCCACGGCATTGCCGCACACGTCGGAGCCTGTTCTTTCGCCCTGTGCGCCTAACACGCGGGACTTTACCAACTCCGCGATGGAGTGGTGCGCGGTTGGAAGAATCAGCCAAGGCGACGAGAAAACGGAGTGAATTAGATGAGTGTGTGTCATTGGTTTTGGTCCGTTGGCGTCGGCGCTTGGCTAGAGTTTCCGTTAGGGGTCAGTAGTCTGATTGCGTTCGGATCAATCCCTGCTTCGGCTGCCCGCTGCTGGATGTAGCGTTCCTCTGCAATCTTCTGGTCAATCACTTCCTGCCACCAATCGCCACGTTTGGCGCACACCTTTTGGAAGCTCGAAACGCCAGCGTGCATTTCCTGAAGGTCAACGTCGGAGGAATACTTTTCGTCCGCCGTCAACCTGGCTGCAAACTGATAAGACCATCGCCACCAATCTTCGTTTGGAGCCAGCCTTCCGTTTTTGATCGCCTTCGCTATGCGCCAAGCGTCAATCCGCTTCCGAACCGGAGAAAGGATGCGTTCCCTTAGATGGTCAAGCTGGCGGTTGCACTTCTCGATCACGGTCCGCATGGACGCACCGCCGGCCTTTGTCGGGTCTAACGAGAAGTCGGATGACCAGCCAATTCCGTGAATTGCCTGCCGGACGATGTCAGCGGAAAACGCCTGCTGATTCGCGGAAGGTCTATCAGACGGCGGAATTTCCCACTTGGAACCAGACCCAGCGCGGAAGTAGCGAGTCTCTCCTCCAAGCATTTCCTCTCCAAATATTGCAGGCCGCTCATCCGAACCGTCGTCGGCAATTCCAATGCCGGGGATGCCAACGGTATTGGACGGAGGCATTTCCCCCAGTTCATTGCTCTCCAATACCGCAACGCTGGCCAGTTTTTTCTGAGCCATTAACTCAAAGCGCCGCGTTTCTTGGTAGTCTTGCCAATCGATTACAGAAGCTCCAAGCGCAGAGAATCCACGGGATTGATCGGCAAAGTCCGGGTCAAAGATGGGGAACAGGTCGTCCGATGAATAGTCCCGGTCCTCAGACGCGGTATCACCTAAGACACGATATCCGATTGCCCGGCCATATTCGTCGAGGATCACGCCATCCTGAATCCGATAGCCAGCGAAGACTCCTTTCTTGACTTCCTTTTCGGTGCGACTTCCAACCCTATGCGCCGGAATTACTTGGATTTTCGGGTCACCGTTTTCGTCCTCGGTAAGCAGAACAAATTCTTCGCCGTCACGAAGCACGGACAGGACCAAAATCCTGTTGAAAGCGTCCGTGTCAAACGGCCAGCCTCGAACGTCCAAGAACTTGCCGGAATCGTAAAGGTAAAGCTCCGCAGCCTCTCCCCATGCCCGGTCCGCACCCTCAAATTGAGGTATCACCACGGCAGCCGCTAGCTTGGCGATCTCGTTCAGCGTTCCCCTAACCGGGCTGCAATTGTGCGCCAAGTCCCGCCCAATCGCCATCAGCCGAGTCCGGTCCGTTGCGTTCAGCAGTCCGCCAGAATCGATGGAATAGTTGGGCGTTTGCTCGCGCTGCTGTGAAGCCCTGGCCCCCTTGGTAAAGCCCGAAACGCTGGGGACGTAAAGCAAACCACGCCGCACGAATTTGTAAGGACGTTGGGCCATCAGTAACTCCTAGAGATGACCCCAACGCTACGGGTCGCACGGGTGATTGAGGACAGCGGATAGGTGTCCGGGTCCAGCGCATACAGCGCCCGTAAAAGCTGTTCAATCCGAACCTGCGGCGACTGGTGCAACATCTTGCCAAATTGCACCGTTCCCTCGCCACCACTGATTGTGGAGGCACCGGAAGCCAAATCAGACTGAGCCTTTGCAAGCTCAGTCTCTAGCCATGTCTGCGATTTTCCGACGAATGGATTGAAAGCCACCTAACTATGGAGGCTTTCTGAACCGTTAGCTTTTCGCTTCGACCGTTCGTATCGCTTGTGCCATTTCTCAAATCCTTCCCAAACAGCTTTTGACGTAGGGAATTGGTTTTTGCGCGGTTGTCCATCGGCGCGCAGGAACGTCGGTCCGCCAAATTCGTGGAAATACCATCGCCAAAATCGCCCATTCACAACGCAGAAACCAGATGCGTCGTGGTAGTCGATGAATGTTCTGCTTCCGTCCTGATGGCTTATTGAATGTCCAGCCATGCGATTGAAACTTATGCGTTCACGCTGCCGGCGTTCACTTCCGCAATGCACCGTTTCAGATACACCGCTTGGTCTAAGCATTCTTCGTAAGCGTGCGTCAGCCATTGTTCCAACGTCAGCGGATTGTCGGCAACTGTCGTTCCGTATTTGGCAATCCCTAGACATTGCCGTTCCGCGATGTCGGCGCAGACTGCGGCTTCGATTCCGGTAGCTTGGTTGCTCATTTCACTACTTTTTCTCCACCTGTGGCAGAGCTTTCTATGCTTGGTCGCTTGGTCACGTCTGGAATCATGGCAATGGAATCACCGTCGTCCAGTGTCCGCATCTGCTCGGCGGTAAATGTGAATTCCATTCCAGCCGGGTGAAACTGGCGTCCTATTTTGCACCGCCTGCACTGCTCTAATGCAATTGGGTTGAGTATCGAGTCGTATCCGATTGCGCCCCATTTGTGGACTCCAATCATGCACAACAGACGACCAAACAATGATTTGCTGCCAACAGCCGTTGCGTTCCCAGTTTGGTTGCTCATTTTGCCATCCTCCGCCGGTATGCGTGAAAGTCCGCAATGTCAACACGGACAGTCCGGTGCCCGTGCTTCTTCGCTCGCAGTAGCCCCTTGGCGATGTGTTTTGATACCGTCTGCGGTGCGATGCCGATCTTGCTGGCCACGTCCGCCACGGTCATTCCGGGCGCCTCTGTCAATTTGCGGACCACATTCGCCGGCTTTGAACGCACGGCAACGCCACGGTTGCCTAGAACTTGACGGCTGAATTGCTCTTCAATTCCGCCGTTGCGTTTTAGCCATTCGCGGAAGTTCTTCCTGATCTGGCTAAGGCTTTCCTTGGACAAGCCCCAGTCCATGCCGGCCGGGCATTGGTCAATCTGTGGTGGTGAGTTGATCATGGCCGTGTCCCCTTGGCTTTGGTCCAGTTTTCCAAGCAATGCATATCGCAGCGAACAATTGTTCTAAGTCCATCTGCAACAGCATCCCCTGCCTCCTCCAGCCGGCGAATGCGCTCGTTGGCGTCTGACAATTCAATCAGAAGCCGCGTGGATTTCCTCTCTAGCTGGTCGCGGTGCTCAATGACAGAATAGCAAATGGCAATGTCCTGCTGCGCCCGCTCGCAATAGTCGGCGATTGATCTCAGTTCACAGTGAGTTTCAGCCAATCCAGTTTCACCAATCCGCGCCCGGATTCGCATGAACTCGTCGCGCAAGAGGTCTATCTGATTTCCGAGACTGTTGCGGTCGTTGACCGCGTGCATGAGCTTGGTCGCAGTTTCGTCCAAAGACCTCTGTAGTTCTGCGTTGCGCTCTCGAAGCCCAAGAATTTCCTCGTCCATCAACTGCTGCTGGCGGATGGAACGCGATAACTCCTCAACCTCGCGCTTCGCAGCGGCAAGCTCGCGTTCCACGTCCTGGGCGGCGTGAATGCGATCCTGCTGACCCCGGATGAACGCCTCGACGTGGGCTGGGGTTCCGCCCCAGCTTCGCAGCATTTCCCACTCGCGCAGCTCGCGTTTAAGCTGTCGGGCCACTTCAGCCCTGACAACAAGCGGATGGTCTCCGCTTGGAAAAGTCATCACCGGAAACTCATCAGAGTCCTCAATTGTCATTGGTGTGTTGTTCATGCTGATTTGTTTTGATGCTGACGGAGAAATGCGGGTTGCCGTCTCCGTCTGTCATTGTGGCCTCAAGCTCGCGCTTGCCATCGTCAATCCACTCAAACTCATTCGGCAGCAAAATCACAGATCCGGTCGCAAGTGGCGGTTCTTTTCCGTTCTGTCTAGCCAAACGCACGGCCAAATCGTAAGCCATCTCTGTCGATAACTTGGCGACCTGCAAAAGCTCTCCTATTTCATCCATGCAATCGTGAATCCGATTGGATGGAACCCGGTCAACCAACTCCTGAAACGTCGAAAACCTGTATGTCTTCGGCTCTTTGTTTTGATCGCTTTGTGTAGTGTTCATGCTTTCTTCATTCCGATTTTCTTCCTGATAAATCTAGCTGTCCTGTGAATCGATGTTGGCGCTGATACTCCAATCGATTCCGCGAGCTTCTGGACATTCTCCGAACCTTCAACGGACGGGTGCCCCATGATGACGGCAAGGATCAGCGCCCGCGTTCCCACATTCCGGCAAAGTTGTTGATGCTCCAATCCAGTGTGCTTTTTGAAAATGATCAGGTCTAGAACCTTAAAGATTCCAAGGTGTGCGCCTTCACGTCTCGCCTGCTCAACCGCATCATCTGAATCCTTTCCGTCAATGGCAGCTTCAACGGTCAGCCAGTCAAAATCCTCGGCCCCGCATTTCGCGGTGTAGTCTGCAATGCCTAACGCTTCATGCTCTTGGTCTGTCATATTACGCCAGCCATGATTGCTGCCGCTACGTTCATGTAGGACGCGTCCCAATAGTGGTTGTTTTTGCTTTTGCTTACCCACTTGCCGCTTTCGCGGTCTTTGATCTCGTCGCTCATCTGACGGCGGTAGTCATCCTCTTCAACGTCTCCATTGGTCTTCGGTGGCTCCTTCCATTGTCCACTTTCAATCAACTGTTGCAAGCGGTCCTTGATAGGATTTGAGGCAATGTAGTGAAGGACTGCAAATCCTGGAGGCAATCCTTTGACCAAATATGTCTGAGACAATGCCGGCCGGTTTCTTGCCCCATCGAAAGGATCTCCTACAGGTCCCGGCCATTTCGAGTAAACCCTTTGAGTATATGAACCGTTTTGTAGCTTGTGTCCAAAACTGTTGCGGTTCCCAACCCCCTTGAACGCTATTAGTCCGAGCCGTATGCAATCCGCGTATGCGCCATCGATACCCTTGGCTGAGTCGCCAGCGTCCATAAAGCCGCAAGTCCATTTCCCACCTGTTGTCACGTATGTTGCGATTTTGTAATCGCTCAGAACCTTTTGGATCTCTGAAACGCCAAAAATCTTCCCTCTAAAAAGACGGCGCGACTCTCCTGATTTTGCCCATGCCCTGACAACGCAATAAAAGACGCCCTCATGCTGTCGGTCAAACGTGGCAAAGCGGATGACTTCATCGGGCCATTCCGTTGTGATCTCAATTGGTGACCGCTCAAATCTACGCTCCCCGTAAATACTCGCATCGCTTAGGCTTTCAGCTAGTCGCTTCTGAATGAACTTCTGACGCGGGACAGGATTGCGCGAAATCATGAAAGCATCTTCCGCGTCTAGCCACTCTTCAAGCAACACATCCCACGGTGCTCCGGTGATCAGGTCGTTAAAATGATACGACTGCTTTCGAGGATTGTCCGGCTGGTCGCTTTTATAGGCTCCGGTTTCATTCCAGTGCGCCCATGTCGCAAAGTCCCCTTTGTGCCCATGACCGCACTTGTAGCACTCAAAGCGCATTGTCTCAATCGCACGCTGCTTGTCGTGTCGTTTGTCTTCCAGTTTCTTTGACTCATAGACAATCCCCCAGCGCGAATCATCATCCCGAAACCCAGACCACTTCGGAGGCATGACATGGCCGCACGCTTTACAGGTTACATGCCACTCCAAAACCTGCCCGGTTTCGTATTGCGTCGTCCAATCGTCTCCAGCCTTTCCGCCTTGTGAGATGGCAATAAACTTAGACGCACTGATTTTTTCAAAGTCACCAAGACGCGCCTTTGCCTCGGCCATGATGCCTGCGTTGTATTGCCACGGTTCATCGCAGATCACCCACTTGTAACCACGAGACTGCAACTTTCCGATAGCTTGCCCTGTGAGAACAAACGGCAAACCGTTCTCAAAGATAATTTCTTTGCTCCGTTCCTTGTTGGAATCCGTCGGCCAGATTGATTTCAGTTGCGGGCAGGATTTGATGATCGGATGCGCCCGCAATTCCCCATGAAGCTTGGCGTTGGCTTCGTCCTGAAATACCCATAACACTGAAGCACTATCACATGCCACAGCCCACGGCACCGATACGTCTGGCAAAAGGGTTTTCCCGGACCTAGGCGGTGCCATTATGTTCACCTCGCGCACACGGTCGGAACCGATGCTGTTAAGCGGCGCAACAAAATGCTGCGACCCGGACAAGTCGAACCTGCCCTTGGCCATTGTCGGAGGCAGGGTAAGGTTGTCGCGTGCCCACTCGCCAATCGGCCGGCGGTCAATCGGCCCGATGGACGTTTTCCAAAGGCTGACTAGTGGGTCACGCTTTGCCATTCTTTCGCTTCCAGTCCTCAATTGCCGCGTCGCACTCAAGCCTTGCCCTGAGGTTGGCTATCTCCTGCTTTTGAGAATCGCTGCCCACCATGTAGAGTCCAAGCATGGTGAAAGCGTCGTCGCGTTCTGCGATGGCTTTGGCAAGCTCGCGTTCGAGATTTCTCCCTTCACGCACCAAATCAGCGATGAATCCTCCCCCTCCGTCGTCGCTCGCAATTATCGCATCCATCCTCGGTGTTGGTTTGTCACTCATGGCAAATCCCTTTTCGCTTCGTTCCAGTTGTTAAGCAGTCGCTCCGAGACGGAACCGTTTTCGATGATGGCATCGCCGGCTTCCGTTAGTCGGCGGATATGCTCGTTTGCCAATGCAAGCTCTATCTCCATTGATCCCATTACGTGAGCAACATAATGGGCGCTGCACGCTTTTTGGTTAAACAGTTCAAAAACTCGGTCAGTTTTTGGCGTTGGTATGTCTTTCATGCTCTCACTTCTCCTCGCTAGTTGTTTTCCGATCTAACCTGTCGGCAAATTCTGCCCACTTCTTTCTTAGCTCATAAAGCGCGGTTCTTAGAAGCTCGCGCTGACCGCCCGCGTCCGTTCCGACTCCGGCCATTCGGGTCGGGTATTCTTTCAGGATGTTGGATTCGATGCTGTTCAAGTCCGCTCCCAGCAGGCTGATTTGCTTCACCAGCCAGGCGACGTTGACGACGGTTTCGTCTTTGATGTCATTGGCTAGCTTTAGCTTTCGGATTTCCTCAACAAGCTTTTGTTCTTTGAGCGGTAGCGATTTGCTGACGGTTTCGAGCTTTTCGCGGTTTTGATCTAGCCACTCGCGGACAAGCGGCAGGTTGACGCGGCTGTTGCTAGAGAACGCCTGAAGCCCGGATTCCTTCGCAGTCTTAATCCAAGACAACGGCACGCCCAGCTTCGCAGCCGCAGCTTGCATCCCCATGCAGAAGTCGCCTTCGTCGATCACCCTTGGTCGGCCCCGTGGCATTAAAGCAAGTCCTCCGGCCATGCGGCGAGGATGGCGTCTAGTGTTTCGTCTGCTTTCCCATCTGTCTCAAAAGACAACTCCAGATCGTTCAATCCATCAATCGCCGCAATCGTCGCACGCCAGCCAGCGACGGCAGGAAGCGGGCTGTGTGGCTCTGCGTTGTCGTATATAGACGACAACTCCACGCACCTTGCGCGTATTTTTGCTAGGTGTTCGGCGGTTGTCATTTTCCTTCCTCCACTCCGCACGGGAGCCACGTTTTGCCGTTGTCAGTTGAGTGGGTCCACTCTTTGGATAGCTCGCTAAGTCCGTAGAAATCCAACCCAATTGCTGCGCTGATTTCGCCAACGGCAGTTATCAATCCGCGAAACCCGTCCGAATCCCGTCGCGCCCACGACCCTAACGGAACTTCATCTGGAGTCCATTGGCGCAGCTTTGGCTCGGACCATTCGGAAACGAGGTCAAAATCGTGGTCGGATCTGCCCTTGTAGCGCCCAAGTTTTAACCATCCAACTTGTATCCACACCCAGCAATAATTGACGGCCCCGTGAATTTCGGATCCATCTGTAGCATAGATGCGAGCCTTGCTTCCATCCCTCGTCCTGTAGAATTTTCCTGCTTCGATCTTCATTTGGTTCCTTTCACTGATGCGTCCGTTTATGGTGTTAGCCTTCCCATCATCTCGGCGTGTGCGCCTTGAGTAAACCAGTGAAACGCCTCCCGGTGGTATCTGTCTCGATTGTTGGGAAGGAATCCACGCTCTTTCAGCCACAGTTCGGAGAACACTTTCCAGTCAAGCGTTTCCTTGTCGCTTGATTCCGCTTCGATATTCATTGGTTTCCTTTCACTGATGCGATTGCGGTTTTTGCTGCCTGCTTTGACGACCCGACTATCTGCCCAACCGATAAGGCAGACTCCAACGCCTCAAGCAATTGGTCGCGCTGTATTTCAATACGAGCGCACACAAACGCAGGAACAACTTCATCAGGCAGCAATGGATTCAGCCGACTTCTTTTCGCCGCGTCCGTCTCTGGTGTTGGTCTGTTCATGCTTCCCATAGTCCTAGTGTTTTTAGGAAGGATTCGGCGCGTTGCGGGGCCGTGGCGTGAGCAAATGCACGCACAGATTCGCTTGAGTCCATGTCCGGGCAATAGCCAGTGCCAACGACTAGACTGAGATTCACTCTCCACGCCACCCAGTCAACGATGCGAGACTCAGCCTCGTACATCGCGTTCATGTCGTTCAGGTAGTCGGGGAGGTCATCGTCGTAGAACACAAACTTCGGCGGATTGTCCCATACCTTGACGGCGCCCGGAATCCTAGACCGCCAAACCCAACCGCATGCCTTGGCAATCGCAATTCTCTGTTTCTCTGGCTTCATGCTTCCCAAGTGTCTCCTGCTTTTCTTTTCCGTCAACAAATTTGTCAACGTATCAACCTATCCGGATGCGCCAATTTGTCGCGCTTCTGGCTATTTTTGACCATGTCACAGACCCGATGCGGTGGCTAGCGGTTACC